CTTCTTGATCTTATCGGGCTGAGAAACGAACTGCTTACCCTTCTTGTTGCCTTCAGCCTTGGCTCTGTTTGTCGCAGCCTTCTCGCTGGCGCTCAATGCTTTCCACGCAGCATCAGGTAAGTATCTCTTCTTCCCTTTAGACGGCTTACCATCAGAGGTCCTCCACTTCTGTGACGTCCACTTACGAAGACTTTTTTGTGATTTCGACAGCCCCATCAGTTCTTATATCCTCCGCCTGCTTTCTTGTATCTAGACGCTAGAAGCTGTGCTTTTCGGGCAGACCACTGCCCAGGCTTGCCTCCCTTGCTGCCAGACTTAATGGCCTGGAACATTCTTTTGCGCATACCAGGCTTTGTGTAATTACCCGCTTCATTTACTCTTGACTTACCCATGGTCTACCGTTTTAAACTTAGCTTCCTTTACGGCGCCAGGATGCGGCTTATACTCGCCTTTCATGAGGTAGTACCTGCCACTCTCTTCCATCCAGTGATATCCATCTGGTGGTGGGACATTCATAGTCTTCTTGCTGATCTTCAGTTTTCCTCCCTTGTTGTACTTGACTGCCTTCATCTTACCACTTTACTTTGTTTGCCCAGTAAGCAGCGCTACTCTTACCCTTAGCTATATTCTTTCTGTGACGCGCCTTAAAGCTCTTACGCTTGGCCTTCATCTTGTCTGACTCGCCAGCCTTTGGCTTACCTGCAGTCTTGGCGCCTTTCTCTCCGAAGCGAATGACCTTAACCTTTCCGCCGTCTTTTACCGCAACCATGTGAGACTTTTTCGGATGGTCAGGAGTTCTCTTGGGTTTGTTTAAACCTTTGAGTCCAAATCTTTTTAGTTTCTTCTTTACATCCATAATACAAATGTAATCAAGAAAAAGTGCCCCATAGATCAGTATTTATTGCTCGAACAATCTCATTGATCTTGTCAATAATTTCTTGATTTGTCGCAGAGCTATCTAGCTCTTGAATATGATTGTTAGCCATTATTTGTCTAGTGTTACAATTCCCTGTTGAACCAAATATGCTGTTGATGAAATACTCTCGTTGTCAAGGCCTACACAGAACAATACGTAATGACCTTCAGGTATCTCTGAGGTCGTGTTAACCGCGACCGTAAGCCAGCCCTGCGTGGTGGAGTTAGAAACAAAATCTCTATCAGCCCTAAGCGTCCAAGCAGACTGGCTTCCGCTTGACGGCAGCGCACTAATACTCCATATTTGAGCTCTGTAATCCAATGAGTATCCACTAGAGTTGACTGGTCTGTGCTGGAAATTCCACACAACCTTAGCCGATTCAGGCATCTTAAACGACGATCCAGCATTGATGTTAGATATACCCTGAGTGGTTGTGTCGATTGTACCAGAAGAGACGGTGTCAAAAATCTCTGTGCTCCAGATATAGTAGTTCGTACCAAAGGATGAGTTACCACACATTATGGTTCTGTTGTCATCATCAGCATCGAACTGAAATCTTCCACTTAGAGTTGCAAATGGCTTAGGGAAAGCCCTGTCATCGCCAAAAGACAAAGCACCACTTCCATCGGTTTGAAGGGCTTGACCGCTTGTTCCGTCTTCGGTTGGGAGGGTTAGGTCCACATTTGACGTCAATACTGACGGTGCAGTAAGAGTGACAAAGCTGCTGCTGTCTACATCACCTAACTTAATCTGGCCTGCGCCACTGGGGAGGCCATCGACAGTAACCGTTCTTGTACCAGTGATAGCTCCAACCGAAGATATTCTAGCGTATTCAGTCGACGAGTTCTCAAGGATCAGGTCATTACCTCCCATCTCTATCGTCCTATCTGCAGACAAAGTCTGATCTGTGTTGCCAAGATTTGTGTCAGTGCCTCCGCTTTGATCTTCCCAGGTCAACACACCCAAGCCGTTGGTAGTCAAGACTTGATCTGCATCTCCGTTTGTTGTAGGCAGGACTAGTGTGTAGTCAGCAGACAGATTAGGAGGTTGGATAATTACACCGTACGAGTTGTCAGCATTATTCATACGCAGCTGTCCTGAACCAGCACCATATCCTTTTACGGTGAGCCGCCTTCTAAATTCAGCTTTACCATCATTCTGTATGTTTGCTATTCCAGCTATAGCCCCGTCAAAGGTGAGTGTGTTTCCGTCTAGGTCAATCGTCCTGTCGGTAGCAAGAACCTGATCGGAGTTACCGAGGTTTGTGTCTGTATCTGTAAACGTACTGAACGAAAGAACACCAGATCCGTTCGTGACCATCGCTTGACCAGGCGTTCCGTCCGAGCTAGGGTATTGCAGCCCTTGAAGCGTAAGATCTTGACCTTCAGCACGAAGGTATCTATGAGTCAAGTCGTCAATCTTGAATACCCCTCCATTTACGTCTACTTCCTGAGTCTCACCACTAAGGTCATAAACATGACTACCTGTTGCTGTTAGGTCTCCAGTAGATATGTTGGTGTTTGTGTCGGCTATAGTATTAGCAATCGTTATGGAACCATCACCGTTTGTTATAGATATCCCCGCTCCTGCCGTCAACGTAGAAACTTCTAGGCCTCCTGACCCTCCAATAAGCAGCTCGCCATTAGCACCAGGAAGAGTCGGTACCCCCGAAATCTCACTATAAGCTATTTGGTTGAAAGTAACAGCCCCCGATCCGTCAGTCTTCAAATAGGTATCTTCAGGACCGTCTGCTGCAGGCAAGGTGTATGCAGACTCTACTGTATTGGTAGAGCTGCCAATAAAGAACTTACCATCAGTGAGGTTAGGCACATCGTTAACCCTTCCAGCCCCCATGATGACGGCTGATATTGTATTATTCCCTGTGTTCGATTTTATGACGATACCTATGTTCTGTATCTTATTAGATCCAGTAGGCTTTGTAGTCGTAAACTCACCAGCAGTGCTTGACAGATAAATGGTGTCACCTTCAGGGAAGTTCGAAGCGTCAGTTACTGATATGTCTTTTACAAAACCTATAACAACGCCCTTACCAGAACCGTTTGCAGTGATGTCCTCAGCAAGAACGAAATGAGCTGGATAGTTCGTCGTAGCGTCAGCTGCAACAACATTAGCTTGCTGCCCAGTGGACCCAGTTACGTGCACAGGAGTTCCTTTTGTAAGCGTTCCTGTATCAACATTCTTGACATCCTCGCCTACCGTCTTGGGGTACGAAAAAGAAACCGTACCATCACCAGCCGTAGTAAGCACTTGACCGTCATCGCCATCAGCAGAGGGCAGAGTATAAGGACTTGTAGCATCATTCACCTTGAGGTTTTTAACCTCAAGCGTCTCAGTGTCTGAATCGTATGTAAGTCCGCTAGCGTCAGTATGAAGTGTTTGATCGCCTGTTGCGTCAGTAGCAAATACAGGAAAGCATGTCGTGTCTGCGCTTTCGTCTGCAAGAGTAACGTCCGTGGCGGTGCCGTCGGCCTCTACAGTGAAGCCTCCAGCTGCTATATCAGTAAAAGATATGTTGGCTCCAGCGGTGATATCTACAGTATCGTCACTTGTCGGTTGCGACAAGGTTAGCCTAACGACGGTTTGATCGCCCTCAGAGTCTGTCGCTTGGAGCGTCTGGTCATCTACAACAAAGTCTACGTCATTCGTAGCGTCCTGATAAGTGACAGTTATACCAGTCTGATCTCCAGAGTTGGTACTATCTATCAAGCCGCCAGCGTAATCTTCTACCTCTTCCTGAGTGAGGTTGGTGTTTGAAAGCGTGTTAGTAAGAGTGATAGTATCACCACTTCTAGAGATGCTCATGTTAGTCCCAGCTTCGATGACAACATCATCGCTGTTGGTGCCATCCGAAATTCTTATTTTCTCCTGAGTGGCAACGTCTCCGTCTTGCGCCGTAATAGTGATGAGATCTGCGCCTACAGAACCATCCTCAAGAAGTACTTTCTTCCAAGAGGTGTCGTCACCAAAGTAAACGTTTCCGCTTGTATCAGCATACAGACCTCCTTCGATAACGCTTGGTGTAGATTGATTTTTAATCTTAACAGCACCGTCGAGGTTTATGTACCCCGTGCCGTTCGCTACGATGTTTATATTCTGATTAGTTGAATCAGTTGTTATGCTGTGTGTCTGAACGTCTAGATCACCCCCAAGGTGGGGAGCGGTGTCTTCCTGGACGGAAGCAAGCCTATCGGCCCAAGTAGTATCGTAATCAGTATTGCTGGCTTTGACCAGAGATTGACCCGTCGTTCCTCCAGAAATGACTCCGACACCTGGCGTTCCAGCGGAACCAAGGTTTATTGTGCCGTTAATTATCCTTTGAACAGGAGCGGCAATACTAACCGTATTAACCTGCGGAGATGCGATGCTTATCTTCGGAGACTCCGTGGAAGATACGACTATAGAACTCATTCAGTTACATCTTCTACTATGGTAAACAAACCGTGAAGCCAAGTGCGAACACTCCCAGAATCATTTGTTTGCATGTCATACACGTAGGTGCCTGCAGCCCAACCAGCAGTATCGCTAGCAGGGATATCGATCTTAAGCTCATCTACAGTAACTGTAAACTCTGCAGCACCCGCTGCGGTGTACGTTGCCGTACCACTGCTGCTAGGTCCACCAGTACCCGTATCTGAGTCCCTTATCTGCATTTTCCAATTAGCAGCAGGATAGTCCGTTGTAAGAGTCTCGTTAAAATCTATAGTTAGGCTAAACGTATCACCCTTTCTGCAAGTGATGTCAAGCCTTGATGAAGTATCTAGATTAACTACTGCCATAATTATTGTTGTCCTAGAATGTTGTCTATTGCTTTATCTATGTCTGGGGCCTCACCTTCTTTAGGCACACCTTTGAGTTCTCCTCGTGCACCTTGGCGCTGAGATATAAGCTTGCTCTGCTGAACGGCTTGCTTCTTGATTCTGTCGTCCTTACGATCCTCCTTGAGTACCTCCAGCTTTTCTTTAAACTCCTGCTCCTCAGTTCTGAATCCAAGTGTAGCCTGAGCTCTAATAAGTTCAATCTCTCTTCTGAGCTGATGCAGGGCTGTAGCTGTATGAACCTCATACTCTGCCTTCAGCTTTATCTCAGCCGCTTTTAGCTGCGCCTCCATTTGCATCTCTTGCTGTCTGCCCTGCGAGGCGGCTTGAGCAGCTTGAGCCTGGGCTTGAGCTTGCATCTGAGAGTTCTGCTGAGCCATCTGTTGATTAGACTGCAAGCGTTTCTTGCGCCTTACAATTAAAAGTCTTTCGGCTTGATTTACATCTTTAAGATTTCTAATCGCAATAGCGTCCTCAAGGTCCAACTCCTTCTGAGATAGAGCCATCTGGATATTCTGCTCAAGAAGCATCTTCTCGCTTTCTTCCATGTTCTTGACAACATGCACACCGAAGTTGTACAGCATGAGATTCTTGAAAGAAGAAAGAACCTTCATGTTCTCTTGCCCTATAGCATTCTCATAGATGTGATACAAGACAGACTCAGGATGGATGACTTGAAGGCACTTGACAATATCAGAGCAAACCTTCTTGAAAAGAACCATGGAGGCGTTGGTGATATCGTAGATAGCGTTGTTGCCTGCAGCAATAGCTTGCTCACGAACACCGACCAAAGCGTCGCCCTTAGGTGAGCTAGCATCCATGGCTTCGTTGATGCCCGTAGCATCTCTTATCAATCTCAGGTAGTGATTGTAAAGTCCAATCAGTTCATTGATATTCCTAATGCTATTTCCGATTTCTCTAATCGGTGGGTTCTGGAATCCTCCGTCTGGGTTCTTGCTCCTGTAGTAGAAAACACCAGTCTGCTCATAGATATCGTGAAGCTCAAGAGGCTGAAGCTCTCCACCTTTACCTACCTGAACGTTTTCCAGGCCTTCAATGTCAATGATCAATCCATCTGGCTTGGCCTTAGCGACGGCTTGCTGGATTTTAAGGTGCGTAAGTTGAAGTTGATCAGCAAAACCGACACAGCTATCAACCAAAGACTTCGGCATCATATTCTGAATGTTGGTAGCAACAACAGAGTATGACATGTTCACACGCGAGAGATCATGAATGTTTTTAGGCATGTTAGTCTTCATGCCGTAATCAAACAAGTAGTCGTCACACCCCATGACGTAACAACCACCGTATACCGTAGCGTTCTCAACCTTTTTTACCTCTCTCTCGAAAACGGAGTTTTTGGGCTTCTTGTATGAGCTACCCTTGTAGTAAAGGTTTTTATTTCCGTACTTATTCTCCTTGTCCTCGAAGTACATCGTGTCTACAGAGACGAACTCGAAGCTGAGAACATCAACCATAAACTCGTCATACCCATAGACATTCTTATTGGCATACTTATCGTAAGAACTCTGTGTAATCTTTGAAGAGTCGTAGCCATACTTTTTAGAAGCCTTGCCAGCGATCTTCTTGTAGTCCTCATCAGTAAACTGATCTCCTGCCCTGCGCTTTAGCTCATGAATAGAGATCCGCTCTATGTGCCCAGCGTATACAATATCTCCAAAGTTTGGATCTTCCGTGTAGCTATGAATGAAGTTTGCTGGGTCGACATAGTCTGTACGAATCCCCTGAGATGGATCATTACTTCTTTTAATCACAGACATGCCAAGAGTGGCTATGTCGTTTACGCAACGTCTGTAAACAGAGTCGGAAAAATCATTCCACTTAAGCGTCATGTTAGTAGCAACCTGAGCAGCCACCTCTCCAGAAGTCTTAAGGTTTGTGTCGACGAAAATCTCCGCCTCCTCCAATGTGTCTGGAGTGTCCTTCGTCCCCATATCCTTTCCGAGCATCTGCTCTATCTGCTTGAGACCTGGCTTGCTCTGAACCTTCATCTCAACCTTACGCCTCTCTCTATCTTTCTCTGCAGAAGAAAGCGGATCTACAGCTTCAAGGTTAGGGTATGGTTCACGAGAAAGTATCTTGTTGACTACAATCCTGACAAACTTAGGCAGTATAGGGACTGGGGTGAAGTCCAGGTTAAGCATACTGCCGTCCGAGTTGCTCGGGTCGAGGCTGTTCAACAACTGCCTGTATATAGATGTATCTTGGGTTCCGTTCGCGTACGCACGGTTTCTGTCAAACACTCTACGTCTCTTCCTGTAGAGTGAGTTGTCCTCCTCGATCTTACCCCACTGATCTTGGATGGCTTTAGCGTATCTCAGCCCGTATTCCTTCTCCTCCTTTTTCTCACGAGGGAGTAGGGGGTCAGGAAAGCCGCTACGCTTTTTTCCTTGGTTATCGTACATCTATAGTATCTCTGCAGTTATACTTCCATGCAAATATAGTAAATTCAAGAGTGCCAGGATTTTGACTTATATCTCCTAAAGAATTTCTTCTCATCGAAGTTGACCTTCTTCTTTTCTTTCTTAAACTTCTGAGCAGCCAAAAGAGCGAGGCCAGAACTGATTGTCAAGTCAAACTTTGTTCGATCTGATATCTTATACCCAATCCAATCCTCTAGCGTTCTGTCAAAATACATCTTACCGAACTCATCCGTCTCTGGGTTGATACCCACATGGCTATGTATATATGCTTCGATCGCCTGAGCGTGAGCGTGGATGACATCCTGAGAGTTAGAAGGTATACCCTTGGTTCTAACTTTAGTGGTAGAGTTTGGGGCTTTAAGATGTTCGGGCCTGTCCATTAAATATCCATCGTAACCCCTTGACTCAAAGTATCTTACAATACCGTACTTATTGTTTTCTACGAGGAGCGGGTATCCATAAAAGAAGGCGGCCATCAGTACGTCTTCATAGAATATCTTAGCTAGGTCTGGGCGTGAGGCGTACTCCACCACGAACATGTTAGATGGGTGATTCATACTGAACTTGTTGTACAAGTGCAAAGCACCCTTTGATCCTCTGCCATCGAGTACAGCATCAAGATCGTATGAGTCAACACCCCCACAGCCCAAGTCGCTGTTAGGCGCCACCTTCTTTCCCTTGTCTATCGAAGCCTTGTTTCTCAACTCTTTAGGCGGCATCCAAGAAACCCTAAATCTACCATTCGGATCTGGAGAAAAGACGACTTCTTTGTCCATCTCCTTCCACATGAAGTTACCCCTAACCACTGGGTTGGGGTACAGGTCTTGGTTGAATTCTATCTGCTGATAGATCTTACCGATGTTGAAGATGCTGCCCTCTACGCTATCTCTAAATGCTTCGTCTTCGGTAAATGGAAACTGCCTGACAACCTCGTTAAGTTCAGAGGCGTCTGACTTAAGAGATTGACGCTCATTCTTTAGATACGTCTTCGCCCCTTCTTCAATGCGATCGCCGTCAAGACCGTCCACAGGACTATCAGGATCATCAATGATGGGTTCTCCGTAGTTATCAAAAAATCCTTCAAGTGCTTCATAGGCGGGTATAAAGATACGGTAAAGACCAGTCTTAGTCCTACCGTTTGCATTTCGTTCATTAGGATTGCTATCCTCCCACAGGTGACGGTATTCTTTACCACCCTTGTCCATGGGGTTTACAGTACTACCCACCAGAGCCTTTCCCACAACCTTACGACCCACGATAAGGCACGTACGCTCAATGCGCCAAGCCTCACGAATATCGACAGGCTTCTCCCACTTGCCTGCCTCATCAAGATATAGCATGTGAAGCTTCTCACCATCGTATGCGTTGTTGGTGGTATTCTTCCAATTTATGACCGTATTAAGAGCGTCCCCCTTCGTCGAAGTCTTATTCTTCTTCGTGATTCTCTTACTCGGCTCGCGAAAAGCCAGCTCCATGCGCGGATTGGTCGTTCCATCTTGAATAGGTTTAAAGAAGAAAGGGTACGACTTGAAAATCGAAACAACCTTCTTCATGAATATATTCTCCTGGGAGTCCTTACCCGTCTTTGACTGTATCCCTAGGAGCTTGTCTTTAACTTGCGTAGCTTCGTCCACAAGTACAGAGCTGCAGATATTAGTATAGCCAGAGCGCCTACACTTAGTATATAGCTGACCGAGACAACGGGTATCAGCTTCGCACGCAGCCATGTGGAGAAAGATCTCACGCTGGAAGGCAAGATAGTAAGGAAATCCGATATCAATCTTCGACCACTGGAGAAGCATGTAATGTCGCCCTGTGATATACGTAGGGACGCCATTGTTGTAAAACCAAACGCCGTTACGCCTGCGGTCAAACTCTTTCTCGATGAAAGCAGAAAACTTCTTTCGAAACTCGGAAGGCTTCTCGAACCACTCATCCATACTTCTAATGCTTTGCAGCTCCTGAGGCATAGGTGTCCTCTTCCACATCTGCAAGTCCTTTGGCCTATCATGGAAGAGTATCTCCGATCGCTTTGGTTTTTTTGGAAGAACAACGAGTATCCCGTGTAGTTCGAGTACCTCTCCTTCTGTACCGTTAGGGTCGATCTTAATCCCCTTATCGTCATAGCCATCTATGTCGAGTAGTACACTCAAAATACTCTTCCGTGACTGTCACGCTTAAATGAGGGCACCCCAGACTTAGGGTCTTTGAGTTTCATATACTTAGAACACGGGCATTTGATGTCGTGATAGGCCCCGCCATTGCCGAACCTGATAGAGACTCCGCTCTTGCTTTCTTCGTGTTTTTTTTCGCAGTCGCAAATGTAATTAGCCATAGATATTTAATTTAGTACGCCCGACAGGATTCGAACCTGTGACCGTCTGCTTAGAAGGCAGATGCTCTATCCAGCTGAGCTACGAGCGCATAGTTGGGGCGGCGGGACTTGAACCCGCGACTTCCTGTGTATAAGACAGACGCTCTAACCAACTGAACTACGCCCCAGTTTGATTGCCCCGTTTGCGTAGGGGGCCGCCTGACGATAACCAACTTTACTTTTTGTTCCAGGATTCCTCCCAGAAGTAGTGTTGTCCGTCGTTTCCGTTTTGACCTATTATGTTCATCCTTTTGTTTAAGTATACTTCATCTTGCCACCAAGCAAACTTACTTTGAGAATCTTTCTGCGAAGCCTCCTGAGTAGTCTTTTTCTTCTTTGATTCTTCCATTCTCACTTAGTTCTTTGATCATTTGTTCGAGCTTCTGACGCTCTATAATTAGTTCCTTGCAGTCTACTGCCGTCTGTTTAACTGCCTGGAGTTCTGCCTTGCGAGCTGAACCGCCAGCCTCTGGGTCTACTGGCTTCTTAACTTCTTCTATCATGTTGTTTATGGCTACAGCCATACTGTCCATAAGCTTAACAGAGGCTTCTAGTGTGGTGAATTTAATTGTCTTCGACATAGAGATAGTCGTCTATTCGGGTTCTGAAATACTCTTTACCATCAATAGTAATTCTGTAATCTCTGTTTACAGGTATACCTACCACGTCGCCAACGCCGACGCCAATCTCCTCAATCCTAGAAGACGGAAAAGAGACACGACCTTTTGTAATCTTCTCCTCCTGTAGTTTGACAATTTCGATAGCATCTGATTCTGATTCCTTTTCTTCTTTGACTTCTTCGAGCAAAGTCCAGTTGGAAAGCATGTGGACCTCTCCATCCGAGTCTTTATACGCGATAGCTTGGCTGCTGACTGCATGCTCTGGATGATAATTGACAAGGTAGTGATCCTCCACCCCAGTAAGAGGTTGGCCCTCATTAACCACCACTAGGTGATGAAAATACAGCGTGTCCCCTGGCTTAGCTCCAGTATCATATTTAGCTGGTACAGAGACGATAGGTCCCTCTGTTACTCGATGCTGAAACTCATTGTACTTACTGTCTACGTACAACTCAAGCCCGCTGTCAAGCACCATGGTATCGTTGAGCGTCTTTTTCAGCTCAACAACAAACTTCTCTAAGCTTCTCATTAAAAGTTTAAATCAAATTCCAGGATGCAAGGTACGTCATCTACCGCTTTCCACAAAAGGGTACCCTCATCTGTTTCGATATAAACTAAGTATCTACGCTTGTTGAACTTCACAAACGCTCTTTCATCCTCTAGTATAGCTGACACTTTCCCCGCGCCAGCACGCATGCCTATATAGTATGCCATAGCATCCTTAGGATCCCTCCCAATGATGATCTTTCTAATAAGTCCTTCGTCCATTTAAATTAGTTTAGTGAGATACCAAGACCTTCAATTAGATCGTCTAGATCTGGGTCTTGATTGTCATAAGCTTCGTCCATTATGTCTTTAATCGCTTCGAGCTCTTGTTTGTTTTCTACATTGAAGCTGTACATAGATCGCATACTGACGTTACCGAACTCTTCTTCGCGCTTGGCTAGGTCCTCCATTTCTCCCTCGTCGATAACCCCCACAAATATGGCTGCCATAACTCTGTGGGTCATGTCGTTATCTCGAACCAACTCCTCTATTTGCTTTATCAAATGATAGACTTCAGCGATGAATTGTACGTCTTTGTGTTCCATGGGATCTATCTTTGTAGTAAAGATACGCAATTAAATCATGCCTAAATCTAAAGTTAGAAAGTCAAGGAAGTTTAGGGAATTCTCTAAGTTGGATGATAGGTACCTCAGGAGGAACTATCTGAAGTATTACAGAACAGCTCGGTTAGACTTCTGCGACAATCACGAAATATCGGGCAGTCACTTAGACTTCTTAGTGTGGGCGTATGACCTGGAGTTCTTCACCATGGACTACGCATCTTCTAATTACGAGATATCAAAAAGAAAGATAGGGGACAGGATTATATACCCCCTTACAAGAGAGGGGTATGTGTACAAACATTTCAACAGGTTGACACCCAGCAATACCGCTGACGATCATTTGTTTCGAGAAGAAACCAAGATGAACTATAGAGTGAGGTATGCTATAACGCAAAAAGCCCGCATGTTAGTGCAGGCTTTTTACAGACACCTAGAAGACTATTAAGGTTCAGGGTCAATGGTAGGGAACGAAACCTTTATGTTCTTAAAGTAAATCTTATCGCCTGCGTCAGGGAGATCATTTGCGGTGGCGACACCCAAGTAAATGACGTCGGTAGAGGCATCATCCAGGGTTATTGTTAATGATTTAGTGTTCCACTCGTTTATTGTAATGCCTGAAGAGTTAGCCACATCAGTAAAACCACCAACTGCGACAGTGATACCTGTAGGAGGAACTGGAGGGTCGGTGCTATCTTCATAAAAGACGTCGAAATCTACAGTTATCTCTCTCTGTAATGTGGTGTTCTTATCAATATTACTACCGTGTTGATCAACTCTGCTATCCAATGTTCTTTTGATGTATCCCGATCCAACCTCGTCATCAGACCAAGACCATTCAAGAACATCGTCAAATCCATGTGCTGTAACGCCAGCTGCAACTGAGCTATCAGGAGCTAGGTGAATAGACCATCCATCAACTGTAGACGAGAAGTCGCTTTGGTATGTTATGGTCTTTACAGATGGATTTGGTATCTGAAGACCAAGGTCTTGTGTTGAGATAGCAACTCTTAGGTTTCTAATATAAAAGGTACCACCATCGACAGGGTAGTCAGCACTCACGGGGAAGCGTATTAGAATATCACCATTTGGAGCCACCGAAGCCATAGAGCTCCATCTTTTCCCTGTAGCATCGTCAGATCTGGATGCGTAATCACGGACGTGTTCGTCCTGATTTATTTGAATGCCAGCACCATTTATATCTCTGTTCAAGCTTCTTCCTCCAGCATCACAAAACACGTTCACTGTTGTTCCAGCGTCGCCGTCGAATCCATCAACAAGGTATATATCAAAAGCAACAGCGATAAAGTATCCAGCCCCGTTGTCGTACTGCTGAACGAATGTGTCGCTGTCGTTTATGAACTGATTAAAGGTAACTCCAGATTCACTGGCCTGGTCTGCGCCATTAAATACGCCCTTCAGCCAATCGTCATAAACAGAGCCTGGCGCGGTCTGCCCATAAGTGAGGGTAAGGGTTCCTTCGTCTACAGAGTATGGCTCGGCAGTATCAAATCCATTAGAGAAATCAGACTGCCTAAAATATATAATCGGGTTTTCTTCTGCAGGGTAAGACTGCCTAGTTGCTCCTAATCCTAATCCTAACATATCAAAGTGATTTACCAAACATTACTTCGTAATAAACTTTTCCTTTATCGTCACGAAGAGCGCGGAGGCACCTCTTACGATTAACGCCATCATAAACGAAACTGACGTGAACCCAATCAGGATTGTCGTCATCACCAAATTCCCACACCATTTGATCAAACTCAACGTTATCTCGTATCCAGTTGAAGATCTGACTGTTTGTGCAACGTCCGAAAACGTCTGCGTCCAGATCAAGCGCTCGGCCCTCCATGTGCTGGCTTCTCTTCGAACCACCGATAGCACGGTTGAGCTCAGGTCCACGATAGCCTGACGACACGTATATAGGGCACCCGAAAGAATCCCTAAGAGGTTGAAATACATGTTCTGCAGTCGCCTTGAGATTTTGGATGGTCCACTCATCGTCTGGGGTGTTGTCTATGCCGAGTCTTTTAGCGGTGATGCTTTTTGTCACTTCGGCGAGTGATAGATTTTTTGACAGCTTCATTGTTGAGTCGTCTCTTTTCGTTCTCCGTGGGGGAGTCGAGTCTTTTTTTCTTTGGGTTGAAGTAAAACTTCCTCATCGAATTAAGGAATTTTCACAGTCAGAAATTTGGACGGTATTGAAAAGTTTCCATATAATGAGATCAGCGATACAGCTCAAAGTTACGAAATTCAATTTTAAACCCTTAATACCTATACCCATGAAGTTCACCATTGCAGCAGCAGCCCTCGTAACAGTAGGACTCCTTTTTATGGATACACCGCAACGACAAAACACACGGTGTGTTGACACTATGAACGACGCTCAAGTAGAAGAAGCTATCATGCTTATCAACCATCTACGATCTCCACTACCATTTGAACGATAATGAAAGAGGCCCTTCGGGGCCTCTTTTTTTTTATCTGTATCTGAGGACTTTGCCTCCAGAAGCGTAGTTTTTCATTTTCCCCCCGTACTCAAACAAATCTCTGTATCCAGTGCCATCAGAGAATTTATTTCCTCTTTGCTCAAACAGTCTCTCTTGCTCTTTGATAATGTCAGAAGCACCTTCTTGTTGAATGTAAGAAGCCTTGTCTCTAGACTTTAGGTACTTCTTGTACAGATCCTCTTTAGAGATTCTTTGTGGTTGTGCATCTTCTTGCGCCCACATAGCCTCCATCTGAGATCTCTTCATCATCTTCCCCTTGTAGTTAACCATCTCATTGGGATCCTTTCCTCCTTCTTCATAAGATCTCATCTTGCCGCCATAAGCGTACTCACCCTTAACGCCCCTGCCCTTAAGTATGTCTGCCATAGTTATCTTGCCATCCTTAGTCAAGTCGGGGAAGCTGCCTCCTTTGCTATACTTGACAACACGGCCTCCTGCTTCGAACTCTCTGGCAACAGCATTCATTCTTCTGTCCATCTCGGTTTGATTGGCAAAAGGACCAGTAGCCCTTGAATCTTCACCTCCAGTATAGTCTGAAGGAGCCGTTACGTCTATATAACCAAGGCCAGAAGGAGGTAGGCCGACATCGCCGCCTCCGCCGCCTCCGCCGCCTTCATCTTCCTCTTCTTCTTCTGTAACAACAACTTTTTTTATTGGCACAATCTGTCCTTTTATGTCTTGAACGACTCTTGCAGATGGTATCTTAGAAGGGTCCAAGGTAGCAAGAGGATCTACAGCTTCTGGCCTAGGCGTCTCAATAGGCATTTCTTCACTCCCTGTGTCTTCATAAAAGTCCGATCTAAAGACAACCTGCTTATCTCCTTTGTACTCCCCTTGTCTGTTCATGCTACCCTTGAATCTTTCTCTGAATTCATTGGCAGTAGGAAGCCCCATCGTGTCGCCGTGCTTGTCAGATGACTGCCCCTCACCAGATTCAAATTCATCTTTAATGAATCTAGTAGGAACAAGAGAACCAGCAGCCATAGCTCCAGACATGAACCTAGCGTCTTTGTCTTCGTAACCAAGAGATGACATTGATGAGTCTACCGATGCGACGTCAATTCTTCCATCAAGTATCTGATTGCCATAAGTCCTGAGCGCTGTGTTAAGCCGAGTTACGTCTTGAAAACTTCTTATTCCAGAGTGATCCTTTAGGGAGTCTCTGAACGCCTTTCCTGCACTTCCGTCTGTAAGGTTGGCAGCAAGTACGTGAGCTGGGACATTTCCGTCCTTCACATCCTCCATAGTGTACCCTCTAGAAGTAAGTTCGTCTTTCATTTCTTTAGCCCAAGACTTTCCGTCCGACAGTGCTGCCGCGAACTTTTTACCAAAAGGAACCACAGCTCCCTGAGCTTTTTCGTCCAAGAGTTTTATTGACTGTGAGAAAGGACCTTCTCCGAGACCAGAATCTGGACCGCTCTTACCGCCGTCTTCGTAAGCCTTAATTACTCTACCTCCGTCTTGCATTACACCTCTGCCTGCACCGATGGTAGCTACACCAGCTTGAGGCTGAGCCATAGCAGCGGCTTCGTTAGCGACAGCTGCGTTAGGGTCTTGTACGGGAGCCTGTCCTGTTTGTGCTGGGGCAGGAGCGGCTGCGGCAGCAGCTTGCTGGTTCATAGCAGCCACAGTAGCGGCTGATCCAGCTGGAGCTCCAGGCACAGCTACGTTCATTGTGCTACCGTCAAGTCGAGTGATCTGGCCACCAGTAGCCGCAAGGGATTGTTGCATTTGAGGCGAGATCTGTTGCGCTGGTTGTGCTGGTGCAGCACCTGGGATTGGGCCATACTGTTGTTCTAGCTTCTGCTGGAACTGAGCTTCTTGTTGTTTCTGACGATAGTCCCTCCTCATATCCATCTCCGTCTGACCTCTATTCTGCCCCAAATTGGGCATGGCGCCTCCAAGGAAGTACTTCTTAACCTGTCCTCCTTCTTCATACTGTCCTCCTTGCCCCTGAGGTCCCTGCGCGTCCTGGAGCATCTCCATAAGGTTCTGCATCTTAGAAGCTCCCTGCATGCTACCCTGACCAGCCTCCCTAGCCATAGCCTCGGCTCCTTGTCGCTCTGTCATAGAGGTCATCTGATCATCGAACTTCTGCTCATTGAGCAAATAGCCCCCTTCTTCGTCTTGCATGATTGGGTAATCCTCATCACCGATAAGCATCATCCCGTTCTCATCCTGAGAAACAGCGTATTCGTTCCAGTTGCCGTAGACCTTAACAGGCTCTTGCATGTCTGGGTGCTGGTACTCTACGTACTCACGCCCATCTTCCTCCTGCTGTACAGGTGAAGAGTACTGTCCTGTAAGAATAAAGGAGTCCCCTGTTATATCCTGCCCCATATTGGCAGCTTGGGCTTCCATAGCTTGCTGGAGCATTTCAGAGGTCACACCCCCTTCGTTGAATCGCATCATGTTCATGACAGCAAATATAATAAGTATTTGTTAGTTATCAGAACCAGGTCATCATAGCACAACTTAAGATAGTCCTGTCCGCAATTCAACAGTAATGAGCAACAGCTTCAACTCTCTAACACCTCATATTTACTTGAGAAGCTCGTGATTCACTGTAACGAGTCTCGCCTTAACTGCTTCGAATGCGAAGTTACAACAGAAAATCGCAAAAGTCAAGAGTTAATGAATAGCTACAAGTAGAACAGCGTACCTATCTGGTAAAGAAGGAGTTATACCATCTTACACGACGCAACACGCTAGGAAACACAGTAAGCTCCCATGGTAAATTTGGGTGAGAAATACAGATCCTGGGGAGAATACATACCCCACTTCACGCGCGTAACAAATCCGAAACGGATTTTTGAACCCTCACCCCTTCAAAGTCTACGACTTTGGGTTTGACGTTTAGGTTTTGACTTTTACCATAGGTAACTTACTAGGTACCAACAAGTTGGTAGTGGTTGAGTGAAGCACAGCACGAGGTAACGAGTTGTTACTCGTTGTAAACAGCAGAAGGACAAACCCCCACCTAAACCTTTACTATAAGTAAAGACCCCCTTCTTTGGGGCTTCACAGGCACGCCTAGAAACCCTTGTGGTTTCTTCCTGGGCAGAGTCCGACAGGACTCCAAGGCGCATGCGGAGACGCGAGGCTGGACTCCTCACTGCCCCTTCACACGAATTCTTCGCGCCTGTTTTACCGAAGGTAAAATCGCGCATGGAATTAGCCGACCAAAAACTTGTGGCAACGAACCTCTTGCCGTAGCTTTGTACCGACCTCGACACTCAGTCTTGGTCGTCAAACTTCAAATTCATTTACAATGAATAACTTCCAATTCAACGATTGCCGTAAGGCAGTCAACCAAGCCACTTTCCGTCCAACCGCAGAGCGCAAAGCCGCAGCAGTGAAACTGCTGAAGGATGCCATGGACTTCGTCTCCTCCTTGGAGGAGGTTACTGCAAAGCCTTCGAAGAAGGCAGGCAAGAAGCGTCGTCGTAAGACGACGAAGCGTACACCTTCACAGAAGGTGGCAGACCACCAAGAACGTTCTCACCACGGCAAAGCCGACGGAGTTGTCAAGCCTTCAAAGAAGGCTAAGAAGGCCGATGTAGCCAAAGCCGCCGCCGCCGCCAAAGCGGTCAGCGAGCACACAGGGGCTGAAAGCCGAGCCAAGCGGAAAGCCGATGCGGTGAAGGAGGCTGTTGCCTCTCCTGCTCAGGTGGCGTCAGACGATCGTGTAGCTTCCTTGGAAGCTAAGTTGGAGCAGTTGACCGCTACCTTGGCCGTCATGATGACGTCAGATGTGACACCCACGGCAAACGAAGTTTGCTTCTCTGACTTGCCATTCGAACCAACCCACTAACCCATGAGTGGGGGAGTATATACACCTTCTGAGTTTACGAAGAAGGTGATATACGACCCCTCTCTCTAACTCGAAATTCAAACTTCAATTCATTTCCAATGAAAAATTCAAATTACAAGGCGCAAATCGCCAAGTTGCAAGCCATGGTGGACATGTACAACGTGTTCGGGGCTGATGCCTACTACAACTCAGAGGAGTTCACAACCATGTCATGTGACATGCAGATGATGGTCACACAAGAAATCGAAGATTTGTCATGACCTATCGAATGATTCACTACCGAGGGTTCGACCGCGACGATTGGGACGCGGTCACCTTCGAGGCGTTAAGTGACAAGGACGCCAAGGAACGAGCGCTTGACCTTTGCCCTGATGGGCATCGGGTCAAGTCCGTCAAGCAGGTACTCTGATGAGGCTTCAATAGCCGAAACACCTTTGGTGTCAGTATCAATTTTCAAACTTCAATTACAATGAACACTCTCATTGCAACCCTCGCTCTGGCGCACCACCTCATGTTTATGGGCTGTTGCGTAGTCGCAACCATCATGCTCGTAGGCATTACTATGGACGCTGTTAACAACTTGAAAAACAAAGAGTTATGAGCGGTGACTTCAACCAATCATTCAACCCATTTCGTGGGTGCTCACCCGACGAGTTAGTCCTCGCGTACTGCTTCATGAGCGACGCGAATGACTACGAGGGCACTACGTTGGTGGCAGAAGCCTTCAACGAGGATGTATGGATGGATTTGAGGGAGTTCAACATCGGAACTGCCGACCATCCTTAATAGAGAGTTACGTGTATATACTCTCTGAACACAGTGAAGAGAGTATATACACTTAACCTCTCAATGTCAAACTTCAAATCTCCATCTCATGGACAACTTCTTCAAACGCCCCGTCGGTGCGGCGGTGCTCTTCCTCAACGACTTTCACTTTGGGAAGCATATCAATGACCTCAATCGGTGTGCTCGGCTTGTGCCGAAGGACGTAAAGGGCATGGCCTCCATGCTGTCCAACACCACCGACCTGAGCGATGACGCAAAGGATGCGGTCATCGACACCCTTGTTGGATGGGCAGACGATGCAGAAAATGCAGAGTCATGATGACAGCCATCCAGATATACGCAGGGTGGAGCACGGTGCTCTCCTGCATACGACTCTTGCTCATCGAAACGTTGAACCATTACGAAACGAAAACACAATGACAATTACAGCATTCACAGACCTGGACATTCAGGTCGAAATCAGCAACTGCTTCAACCACAAGCACACCACGTCAGACAGCGCATACAAGCTGTTGGACAAGTACCTACGTCACGTTTGTGGCTTTGACATGAGCGAAGTAGATGACGTCGTTGACCGCATGGAAGAGTTAATGGCAGAGCATATCATAGAAATCATCGAATCCAAAGAGCAATGAAATTCACACACTCCTTCAAACACACACTGCCATTCGTGTCAATGCGAACGGCCTACGACGTAGACCTTGACGTGGCGAAGAACGTCGAGATGGACACCGAGGTGTCTATCGACCCAGACCACAGATACGGCGGATGGTATGAGACCTACGACCTCGAATCAGGAGGCGACCGCTTCTACGCTGAGGGTGTGCTCGAAACGTCACATGACGACGACGGAAGCGTGCGGCTCGTGGGGTACGACGGATGCTTCGAACTCCCTGACTACATCATCAAAGCCCTCGAAAAGAAGGGCGTAATCATCGACTTATGACACAAGAACAATGCGAACGTGCAGTCAAAGCACTGCAAGAGGAAGGGTTCGAGGCCTCCCATGTGATGGGGGCACCTGACGACCACGGAGTGTGGTTGGACAGCGTGTGGAACGCTGAACTGCGACTCGCAACAAGCTTCCGAATCCACGAAGAAGAAATCAACTATTGGGAATCTCACACATGACACAACACGAACGACTATCTCTTAGGCAGGTCAACTGCGGCACCTTTGAAGCGTGCCTCATCAGCGCATGGTTTGTAGCTGACAACGCCAACAAAGAGCGCCTTGAAGAGGCATTCAAGAACACAAATTTCGACCTCACATGAAAAACCACTGCTACATATTCACTTGGAACGAGGGTGGATGGAACTCCGAATGGGCAACCAACGTCCGATCCGCTCGTAAGCAAGCGAGGGAGAAGTGGGCTGACCAACGTGAACCCGTCCTGACCATCAACGAAGAGTCGTTCAAGCGTGTTACAATGCAGGAGTACAACAGAATCCTCTTGACAGATGGGTTTTGGTAAAAACAGAAGAATTGGTTAATTGAAGTTTGACCACGGGGGTGAGACGTGAAACGTCACGCCGCCCCCACCTTCTTCAAGGGAGCGCAGTCGGTGCGCACGTCCACTCCCAAGACCTTTGTGTCGGACGGCGGTTGTGTTCGAATCCCAACCTCCCTTCTACATGGCAGTGACACTAGCGATGGAGGCATCGCATAGGTGTGTACATGGCAATAATCTCTCCTTCCACCCTTTACCGAGGGTCTATGGCAACGAGAGTGAGACCATGTGGTGGTTCGACTCCACCCTCTGCTACTATCTAGTATCTCTTACTATACACTCTCTTCATTTATGAAGAGTGTATAGTTAGAGAGACTTATACGACTCAAATTTCAAACTTCAATTCAATAACCATGAAACAATATGCAGTAATCCACGCTGTCGCAGGACTCTTCGAAGGGTACTCCGACACCACCTGCGAGTTCTTCCCCAAGCGGGGGTTCGCAGAGAAGCATCTCAAGCAAGTCCTCGACGACTACCGAAAGGATGAGATGTGTGTATGTATCGAACATCAAGACGGAGGTGACGCTGAGGTCACCATGACTCGTGACTACGACAACTACAAGGCTTGCGTCCCATCTGACATGACCCATGACGACTACGTTGCAGAGAATGGCGACGAGGTTAGTGTCGAGGTCTTCCGTATCATCGAGGTTGACTGCGAACGCTACAAGAATGCACCATCCACCGAGCACATGTGGCTGACGTGGGACCAACAGGATGCCACCCAAGCATGGGACTACTTCCCCTTGTGTATGTCCTTGGTAGCCCGTGTATCCTCTGACGTTATGGATAACACAGGCAAGTACACTTGCCATGAGACCAACATGTACCAACTCACGGAGTTCATCTCCTCTGTGTACTACCGCAACCACGCCTTCATCGACGTTGACGACTACTCGATGCACGCTTTCCGAATCCCCAAACCCAAAAACTCTGACAGCTACGACACACCCAAAGAGGATGCCCTCGGAGAGTGGATGGACAAACACGTAACCTTCATCAAATGACTAATAAAGAACGACAAGAACTTGTTTTTAACCTCCGCGATAGAGTGGCGGACATCAAGTGGGATGTGCAGAAAGTCCTTGACTATCTCGACAACCTATATCACGAATTAGAACCCGAAGACAATGACGAGTAAAGACATCCAAGACTACATCGAGGTTGACCTCGGACATGACCTGCGTCACGATCCCGAGATGCTCCTCGAAGCGACACAAGAAACCGCATCCACCTTTGACCTTGACGAGTGGAAAGTCCTTCGCTTAGTGCTTGCCAACGAACCCATCCTTGGCACACACAGCTACGGCTTTCAAACCGCATACGGCAGGTCTATCATTGAAAACTTCACATTTATTTACCAATCATGAATTCAGCACAAGAATCTAAGAACGAGCTTGAAGCGGCCATCCGCTACGCAGAAAACGCTATCTCCTCTGCCAACCAAACCATCGAGTCGATGGAGTTCCGCCAAGAGATGGCACAGAAAAACTACCAAGAGCAGACAGGTCGTGAGGCCGCGCTTCAAGAGGAGCGGGATATGCTAGAGAAGAACGTCAAGTACTTGCGTGACGAGAACGAACGGCTGAATCGTGATGTCGAGTTCTACACCAAGGAGTACAACAAGTTGGTACAACAGAAAGAAGCATCAAGCGGACCATGCGGATGCCAAGCATACCGAGACCTCGAAGAGCGAGCAACTATGCCCGTCATCCCAAAGGACGTAGCCATCGCCATCTTCCGTGAGGGTGTGCAACATGGTGTCGAGGCGGCATGCACAGAGCTTGACGGACAGACCATCAACATCTGCGAGAACGAATACTGCGGTGACTTCGAGGTTACATTCGCACGAAACATTCACCTCGACGACGAGCTTGACCTCGACTGGATGCGTGGCAAGTGCGGGGACTACACCGAAGAGAGCGCCATTGACGCACTCAAGAACCTGTGTGCTGACAAGGAGTTCGAATGCCGTATCCACGGAGTAGATGACCAAGGAGACGATAG